TGCAAAGGGCAAGCTGTCTGCCGCCTACTGGGCCGACAGGGTGAAGTGGTAAGCCAGCCTTCTGTGCTACAGTAGCGCCGTCCATCTGTTCACCCATGACCGGTCCTGATCTTGTAAACCACCCGTCCCACTACACCACCGGGCGGATGGAAGTCATCGACATTATTGAAGACGCCATCGGTCGGGCACCTACGCCCGTTCTGGGCAATTGCCAGGGCCACGTGCTGCGCTACATGCTCCGTATGTGGGACAAAGACGACCCAACCCTCAACGCATCAAAATCGCTGTGGTATTTGCGGCGGTTACTAAACCACCTAGACACCTATCCACTCCCCGGGCCCAATGAGTGATTTATCCCCCGCCGCGCAGGCGATTGCATCGGCTTACGACGACACGCCCGAGAAGGACACAGGCAACCACCGTTACCTCTGGCTTGCCGCCGCCCTGCGAGCTGCTGCGGATCAAGGCAAGGAAATTGATGTTCCTTTTTCCAATATTGACCAATGGGAAAAGATCAAAGGCAGCACATTGTCTTATTGGACAGCAGCTCAGTGGGGATACCAAAATGCCATGAGCGAACTTCTCGCCATCGCCGACGAACTAGAGGCACAATGAATTGTCCTCTTTGTGGTTGCTCCGAAATCCGCGCAGCTAGTACGCGCCATGACACTATTGAGTCGATTATTCGAGATCGTAGGTGCACTAAATGCGACTACAAATGGTACACATGCGAGATAGATATTCCCCGAAATGCTGTGCGCTGGGGAACAAACAGCGTGGTGCGTAGATTGCCAGGCTACCGCAGAATAACTTTCCAGTGACAGTTCCCGACGAGTTTGTTGTTCCCGGTGCGCTAAAAATTGAGCGCGTAAAATTTTCTGGGTATGGAGGCTTTTATTACCTAGCCTGGCAGCCTTTGATGTCGTGCATTTGTAAAGATTCCAAACAGTTGCTTAAGTTTTGTAAATGGCCTGCTTCCACTCCTACCGGGAAACGGCTTCGGGAGTGGATCGCTGAAGTCGTACCAGAAACTGCCGAAGTCGAGCCAACAGCGGACACCAAAACCATTATCTAGGGTGCTACAGTAGAACCGCATTCGCCCTACTAGGCATGTCGTTCATTTTTGGTGTTCACGGTCTGGCCACTCTTGCCACCGCCACCACCATTGCTTTTGACTGTGAAACGCTTCAGCTACAGCCCGAAATCGGCAAATTGAGGTTGCTGCAGTTTGCAGCAATAGACCGCGAACCAGTTGTTATTGATTGTTTTGATCTTGATGAAGACGGCTGGGACAAGGTAGACCAATTTTTTGCAATGAAGCGCTACTGGATCGCGCACAACGCAGTGTTTGACTTGGGTTGGTTACAGGAACACGGCATTAGGCCGACCGGCACGGTGCAGTGTTCGATGCTTGCCAGCCGTCTATTGCTGAATGGAATGCCCAATGTTAAGCACGGGCTTCAGCATGTTGTGCAGCGGTGGTTAAAGATTGAGTTGCCCAAGGAACTCCAAAGAAGTGACTGGAGTGGAGACTTAACACCTGAGCAGATTGAGTACGCAGTCAATGATGTGGCGGTGTTGATTCAACTGGACGGCGTGATAAATCAACACATGGCAAAAGCTACACTTCATAGAGCTTGGGCTCTGGAGAATGCAGCGTTGCCTGCTATGGCGCAATTGTGGAGAACTGGATTGCCGTTTGATAAAGAAATGCTTAATCAACTACAGCTAGACCTAGCGCAAGAACAAGAAAGACTTAAGGATCTATTTATTGTGGAGTTAGATGAAGCGTTACCTCAGGAAGAGAAATTACCTAGGGAGGAGGATGGGTCGTTTAATTTGAGAACTAAGACTGAGGGATCAGTTAGATTGGGCACCAAAAAGATGGCTGGGTTTAATCTGAACTCGCCAGCTCAACTGGTGAAAGCATTGACAGGTGTCTTGGGTAAAGTGCCGACCGATGCTGATGGCAAACCTAGCGCTAGTAGGCAAGCCTTACGCCAATACGCTGCGGACCATGCTGTGGTGGCACGGTACATGGAATGGAAGCGGGTGGAGAAACGGCGGCAGATGGCGGAGTCGTTGATTCAAGCGCAAAGTGATGATGGGCGGATACGCGCCAGCTACATGCAGTTGGGTGCAGATACGGGGCGTATGAGTTGCATGAAACCTAATTTGCAACAGGTGCCACGGGACCAGAATTTTAGGGCTTGCGTGCAGGCCCCAAAAGGCAAGTTATTGGTTGTGGCGGACTTCGCTCAAATGGAGCTAAGACTCGCGGCAGCTGAAGCTAAAGACGACACGATGATTACAGCGTTCCAGGAAGAAAAGGACTTGCATACGTTGACTGCGATGGAGATTTATGGCGTGGAAGAGGCTGCAGTAACAAAGGAACAGCGGCAGATTGCAAAATCCGCCAACTTTGGCCTTTTGTTTGGTAGTGGGGCCAAAGGATTGAGGGAATACGCTGGCGCTATGGGGATTCAGATGGACATGGAGGAGGCGCACGAAATCAGGGAAGCGTTCCATCGAGCCTACCCAGGCATTAGCAAGTGGCAGCGTGCAAATGCCGAAGCAGCTAATAATTCTGGTGCAGATGCAGCGATTTTTATCCGTAAGTCGCGTATGCGGCGACTTTTGGTGGGGGAAAACAACAAACTAACCACCCGGTGCAACACTCCTGTGCAAGGCGCTGGGGCGGCGGTGATGAAACGCGCCCTGGGGCTGCTATGGCCAGTGCTACTTAGGTGCGGGGAAATGGAGGTGAAGCTGGCTGGGGTGGTACACGATGAGGTGATCTTGGAAGTGCAAGAAGGCACGGAGGAAAAGTGGGCAAAGCTGCTTCAGAAAGCCATGGAAAAAGCGGAAGCCCTGTGGCTTGGAGACGTTCCAGCGTTGGCTGAGGCAAAGTGGGGGAAGAGTTGGGCTGAGGCGAAGTGATCGCGGATTCCGCTAGAAAGGAAATCATGGGCCGCTTGCTTCGTGCAGTGGCCCGTGCCACCACAGCGGATCTACAACGGGCTGCAATGTTTTTAGAGTGGGCCTGGGATGTTAGGGCCGGGTGCACCAAGCAACGGGGTAGGGCTAGAAAGAGACAGATGGATGCAATAGTTGAAACTATGGAGGCAAAGCGGCTACGGGATGCTGGCTGGCGCTAAACTGCTAGACTGTTCTGTAGCAGTCTAGAGATCTTTGTCGCTAGTTCACGGTAAAAAGCAGTACCTACAGATCCTGCTGGACAGGTCAAGGTACGACTTGTTAGAGGAGATTGCAGCGCGAGATAAGGTGCGCGTAACCGAAGCAGCTCGTAAGGCTATATATGCGTACCTAGAACGTGTGTGCGAAGCGTCCCAGTACAAAGCAGCCTTGGCTATGGATGAGGCCGCCTGGGCTGCCTCTGTGCGCAATCGCGTAGAAGGAAAAATAAACAAAAAGATAAAGCAGATTATTGATCCGGCAGTGTAGTGTGCTAAGGTAGCGCCGTTCTGCTTTGGTTTTGTGGCTTCTGACAGTTTCGGCGATTTCATGGCTGAAATCAACCGGTATCCGCTACTCACTCCGGTTGAGGAAATTGAACTAGCTCGAAAAATAAAGGTTGCGGCAGATCTGAAAAGCTTGGAACGGGAACTTACGCCAGCTGAAAAAATGACGGTAAAACGTGGCGAAAGAGCAAAACAGAAATTTGTGAATTGCAACCTAAAACTAGTTGTGCATATTACAAAACGTTACAGACACGTGGTAAACTCACTGGAAATGGCGGATTTGGTGCAAGAGGGTGCGGTTGGCTTGATGCGTGCGGTAGAACTATTTGATGCAACAAAGGGTTACAAATTCAGCACTTACGCTTATTGGTGGATTAGGCAATCCATGCAGCGTGCCATTGACATGAAGGAGCGGACTCTACGGATTCCTACTCACGTTGTAGAGAAGTTGGCAAAAGTTCGCAAGGTAAAACATCAACTTGGTCTTAAGCTGGGACGCAAACCTACCCAGGAGGAGATAGCAGAGGCGTTGGAAATGACCGTGCCAGCTATGCTAGAAATGCTGCTTAAGGGACAGCGTATGGCATCTTTGGACCAGTCCGTGATAAAGGGTGAGGGCGATACTTCGATATTGGATTTGATGCATGATCCAAACCAAGATTGTGCTGACGATATTTTTGATGCGGTGGATCTAGATAGAAGTATAGAGAAATTGCATTATTGCATACAGTTTTTAGATGAGCGCACTCAGTATGTGCTAAAGCACCGAAATGGACTCGATGGGGCGGAGATTCGTACCAGTGCAGCTTTGGCTGCGGAACTTGGGATTAGTAGAGAACGAGTTAGGCAGATGCAAGTTACTGCAGAAAATAAATTATTTTTGATGTTGAGTGGTGCCGATGACTTCGTTAAGCTCTAGTTCCATTATGTAGCGAGTAGCGTTATTGATAATTTGTTCGTATAAGTGGTTTTGGCGGTATAAAGCTGCGGCAAGTTCAGCTACACGCTTTGTATCGTCACAATTCTTAATGCCGCGTATTGCTGTCTCTATCGCTAGTTCCTTGTGCATGGATAGCTTTGGCACCATCCAAGAGGACCAAGACATGGGCAGACTATGAAATGCACTCCAGCTTATTGTAATGTGTCGTGATGGGGGTCAGATGACTGTGGTGGAAACGGATTTGGGGAATTGGCTGGTTCAGGGTTTAGGGATTCAAGTGGAGCATCCCCAGCTTTGGCAGGCCATTGTGATGTGGCAGATTCGTGTTCGTGTAAAAGCGGATGAGACTCATGAGTCTCGCCGCTGAGCCAGCAGTGCAGGCGGTGTTCGCGGAGGGGGCAATAATCAAGTTGTGATTGGTACCACTCAAAAACTGGGTGGGATGATTTGCGGCTGTTGCATGAAAAACAGCAGGCTACAAGATTGGTGAGGACAGTTTCACCGCCTTTGGATCGGGGTAGAACATGATCGAGCGTAGAGTTGCGCCCCAGTACCTCATTGCAGTAGGCGCAACGTCCGTTCCAGGCATGAAGGATTGATTTGCGGAATCGACGTTTTGTGACTTTTTTGGGGACTAGTTCTGTTTCGTCGATCTGGTGATCCACTCAAGCTCCAAGAACACGACGACATTTGTCATACCAGTGATGGCGATCATCTATGCCGTTCCAGCCGCCGTTGATGCGCTGGCAACAGGCGTCGAAGCCTTTATTTAAACAAACATTGAGTAAGTCGTTGTCGTTGATCCAGCTTACAGCAATTAAAAATGGGTACTTATCGGCAACGTAATTTGTGCCCTCGCTTATGATGCGTGGATCGTCGATACCACGGTGCTCTTTTAACCAGCGGTAGAAAGTAAGAAAATGACCGCGACCTGTTACTTGTAGCGGACCACATCCCTTAAACTTGGGGCCGTCTCCTTCGTGGGTATTGCCTAGATCGGCTCTCCACTCATAATCAATGCCGCTTGCAATTTCTTTCATGTACACAAATCCAGCAGATTCATGACAAAGATTTGCTAACAACATTGACGTTGCTTTTGGATGTTTGTCAAATCCTGTAGCAACTAAAAGATCTGTAAGGTCTTGGCAAAAGGCATCGTTAAAACTACGAGCTGGAAAACCCGTAATCTGAGCCAGTTCCTCGCGTTTAATCAGCCAGTTTTTTGTGTCTGTTTTGCCGCCTGCTTTCCAGGTTTCGTACCAGGCAGCTTTGCGGTCTAATAGTTCTGCAGGCATGGCTTCCTGTAGTTGCTGGATTGCAGCAAGTTGGTGAGGAAGGCCCTTGTAAAAAGTAAAAAAGTCTTTGAGACGTAGGCTTGCCATTAGGATTCACCCCCAAGTAAGTTGCGGCGCTTTTTGGCGGCCTCAGCAATTGCTGGCTGCTGCGCTGCCGATGGAAAAAACAAAGCGGTGACGACGTACCAGCGCTCTAGGCAGGCGTTTACTTGGCGTGGACCTGCAATCCAGTTGGGTAACTCGCAG